GAGAGTCAAACCAGTAAGCTGTTTTGCGTCCATGATGATTGCCTTATCGTTTGCCGGTACGGTGACCGGGGAGTATTCGTACAGTTTGAGCTTCTTCAAGAGATAGACCACATCGCGATCCTGCTCATCGAACGTGGCCAAGATCGACATCTGCTTTTCCACCGGTAGGCCATAAGCGGCCACCGTTCGGGCTAAGCCAGCGCGATCCACGGCCTCATAATCGTGCACCTGATATCCGATTGACAGCCGCTTGACGACGCCATCGCGGATCAATGTCATCGCGTCGAGCCCCTTGCTGGTGCGCGATATCCGCGAGCGAGTGAGCAGGCCATAGCCGTCTTCTTTCGCGTCGAGCGGTACGCCAATTGGAGTCATCCAATCGTGCTGCCAGCAGACCACACCTTCACTGAGGAAGCGCGGGATATCCGCAGCGAATGCGCCAGGCAAAATCATATCGCCGACGTTATCAATGTTCAGGATTCCGGCAGCGTAGCCGACGAACTCGCCCGCATACTGACCGCTATCCATCATCTCCGCTTGCTTTACCTCGAAGGCCAGCGTTTTTCGTTGAATGTCGTCAAACCGCTTTTCCATTATTCGCCCTCATCTAATTTATCCATTCGCTTCACCTTTGCCTTGGCCCAGGTATAGCCCGGATCTCCACCCCACAAGGCCCACGCAATGCGCCCAGCTGACGGGTAGCCATCCTCACCCGGGGAGAAGCCCTGTCCTTGCTTGTCGACCTCGTGGCGGCTGAAAAAGCTATACATCCTGCGCACTGTACGCGGGGAAAGCTCCTTGCCGTTGCTGATGTCTCTGGCCCTTGCTACGCCCACCGCAGTTCCGCCGCGGTTGTATTCTTTGCGCCAAGCAAGACCACGTTTAGCCTCGGCCTTCATGCCTGCGGTTGGCTTCAGGTCGATCTCAACCCCGCGATACATCGCTTTGAACTCGGTCGCTACTACGGGAATATGCACGCATCGACACTGCGCCCCGCCCGCGCAATCAGGGTTGGGGACGGCTGGGATCTCGTCGAGCTGGCCGCCCATTCCGTCAGCGTCACCGCACGGCTGGCAAGTGTTGTTGTCTAGTACGGCCGAGTAAACCAGATACTCGATGCTATCAGCCTTTTCTTCAATCTCCGCGTCACGGCCTTGCGATAGTGCCCAGTTGGTGGCCTCACTCGCGGATCGCGTGATATATGCCGTCGAGCCGGTGGCCATTGTTTCGCGCACGGTTGAGGCGACAGGCTGATTGAGCAGAGCGGCAGAGATCGCCGCGCCGGTGCCCCTCGCCTGGACATCGTTGGCAATGCGAGAGACGATCGCACCCGCCATCGTCCGAAAGATGCTCTGATCAGGGCGTGCTGACTGGTCACCAATATCAGACACGCCCTGATTCCGGATCTCCTCAATTATCAAAGACGCCCCACGGAGGAACAGAGCGGAGAGGAGCCCGAAAACCAAAGTCCTGTCACGGTCAGACGGTGAGACCGTCGCCGCGTAATACTCTGCAGGGTCGAGGCCGTCGAGCGTGTCGATGATCTCGTCCAAGTACTTGCCACGGAGAGCCAACAACGCGCCTTCCATCGAAACCTTGCCCTGCTGATACGCGTCGTCAAGCTGCTTGAGCATCCTGGCTTCCAGCTCGGTTGGCTGTCGGCGCAGAGTCAGGCCGTTCCAGTCGACGCCCTTCAATAAGATGTTGTGAGGATGCATGGCCTTTGCAGGGTTGCCCCCGGCATCCTCATTCACCGGTCCAGGCGGTAGCGTGCCTTGCGGTGAAACTGGCGGCTCTGGCGTCGTCAGAGCCATATCCGGCGTGATCGGCTTGAGGTTGGCTGGCATCACATAGTAGTCGCCATTGGGCACAACGTCATAGCCAAACTGCTCGCGGCATTCGTTGAGCGTTGTAACACCTGACGTGAATGCGGCAATCGCTCGCGCTTCTTTCTCGCCCTGGTTCTCTTGAAGTGCGCGGATCTCTGAAGTATCGAACTCACACTCAACAGCGGTGATATCGCGCTCAAAGTCGATCAACAATTGCCGAGTGATAACGCCCTGGAATGTCTCCCACGTAGGGATCAAGCACTCCTCGAAGGCCGACTTCTTCAGGTTGGCCAGGTTGTTGTAAGTGCTGCTGTCCAGACCAGCTGACAGCCCCGCCACGATCGCGGGGATACCCAGTGCGCCAGAGATGCGGGACTCCGCAAGGTTGGTGATCGACGCAAAATCCATCTGCTTGGGGTCATAACCCATCGGCTGAATGCTGGCCTGGAAGTCAAGGATAAGCGGTTCGCCCCTGTTGTCTCCACCGAACTTCCTTTTCCACGTCTGCTTGATCTGCTCGGCCTTTTCAAACGTCATCCCGATGGACTCGGTGGGACTCACCACGACGCCAGGAATCGCCATATTGCGACAGAGAGCCGCAACCCATAGTGAGACCTCAGTGTCCGTGAAAACCTGTAGCAGAGCGGCTTTGAGCGGGGCCAGACCGTATCGAGGGTTGGCCGGATTCAAGCCATTGCGAAAGTGAACGACGTTCTCCACCGGGATGCGCTCAATGGTGCCATTGATGCGCCGCTCGTAGTAGTCGATGAATGCCGATCCGTTGTCGGGCCAATGTGGCTTGATCGACCAGTGCGGCTCATACCAGATGGCCGTCGGGATGCCAAAGCCTCGCGCGTTACGCTCTTTGATCCAATAGGCATTGCCGTCAAGGTGGTAGCTGAGAAGGGTAGCCGCCCATAACGACTGCGTGTCATATCCCACGTTCGGATTCTCGAGCAGCCGCTCCAGGGGATGGCCGTCAATCGTTTCGTCGCCCTCTGCCCCCTCGCGATATACCTCAAACTCCGCCTGGATGAAATTGCGTTGAATCCAGGCCAGCGTGTTGATGACCGCCGAGTTTGCGATGGGGTCGGTGTTCTCGTATGGGAAGGTACGGGGAGCCATCGACAAGAACGAGCCGCCCCGATGCGTCATATTCGACGGGTAACGAAAGGCGGTGGATGCGGCTTTAATGCGGTCTATGATTCCCATACAAGGTTACCGTTACACAGATTCCAGAAAAAACTTTTGTGATGCGCTTAATACGCCGTCCCCAAGTTGCCCCGTTGAACGCACTCCCACGCGATGGCTCGAGCAATCACCGTGTCATCGTGGCCACCATCCGGAGCCGAATAGCTCACGCGGCCCGTTGTGCTATTGATGCGGCTCTCGTATGACAGCAGCTCGACGCGCCCCACGGGGTCCGGCAGGAAATGACACTCTTCCCGCTCGAGGGCCAGAGCAAGCGACTGGATCAGCGGCGGCTTGGTGCTGCCAGTCGTCTCGAAGCCCCGGACGCTCATCCCTTCCCGCTGCAAAGCCTCGAGGTTTGGCGATCCAATGCTGTTCGTCTCCACCATCACCGCCTGCACTCCCCACCGCTCGACGATGGCCCGGAGTCGCGCCCGTTGAAAGGCCCACTCGATCTTGTTGAACCGGTCTAGCTCGACCTCCTGCCGACACGTCGCGCAGATCACTGAGATCACAGTGAAGTCATGCTTTTGACCCCAGTCGACACCGGCGAAGAGTCGATGCCCCTGATGTTGGCCGCTATCCGCTCGAAGGCAAGCGTCGATGTTTCTGAAGACTGCGCCTTCGTTTTGCAAGAACTCCGCCAGGTACTCTTGCCGGAACACCTGCTCCGGAAGCTCCTGCCGTGCGGCCTCGATCTCGGATGCGCTGATATGTGGATTGCTCGAGGTCGGCGCATGCCATGACATCCAGTCAGGCTGGGTATCATCCACGCCCCTGCTGTAACACTCGTGGAAAAAGTTGATGCCCTTGGGAGTCGATAAGAAGAAGGCATCGCTTCCCACGTAATCGGTCATCGTCGGTCGGATCGCCGCTTGCCAGCTATCACCCAGATCCGGCACCATCGCGGCCTCGTCGACAATCACCCGCGCATACTTGCGACCGCGAACGCTGTCAGCCGCATCAAGCGACCAGCAATCAATCACGCCACCCGTGATCAGCTCGATCCGATGCTCCTGCTTGGCGACTCGAGTCTGCAATTGCTTGGTCGTCTCGACGATCTCTTTCCAGACCTCATTGAGCATGCGGTATGTCGGCGAGAACCATCCCACTGGATACCCATCAAGGGCCTTATCAATGATCAGGTCAATGCCCAGTGTCGTCTTGCCGAACCTGCGCCCACAAGCCAAAACATTGAACCGCCGCGCCTCGTCGATAATCTGCTGCTGCGCAGGATGCAGAGAGGGAAGTACTACCTCGATAGTCTTACTTGCGGCGGTCTTCACGTCTGATCACGACCTCCACGCTACCCGAATGACTTTGATCAGCGCGTTCGATGTATCCGCGCTCCTGGCCGATGGTCTTCAAAGTAAAACAGACGGCCCAGCCCTGCTTTTCACGCACGGCAGACAGCAAGGCATTCTCCGCTTCGTCCAGCATTGTCTGCCTGGCGTCGTCGAGAATCTGCTGTAGTTCTGGATTGGCGTTAATATGCGCGTGAATGGCTTTGCGTGACACACCCAACAATCGCGCAACATGGCTGATGTTGCCGTTGGAATCTGTCAGCATTTTGCGCAGCTGATTGTCATCTATGCGCTTGGGTGACGGAGCCACGGGGGAACGCGGCGTTTTCGTCTTAGTTGTTGCAGCCTTCTTTTTCAG